GGTATTAATCAACAAGGCTTTGACGCAAGCACTAGCTATGGCAACATGATGGGCAATATTCTTGGTCAACAAGCGCAATATGCTGCTATGCAAAAAGCCATGCAGGCGCAAAAACGTGGACAAGGCATGGGTCAATTATTTGGTGGTTTAGGCACTCTTGCCGGTGGTTTGCTAGGAGGGCCATTAGGCGCAGCGGCTGGTGGCGCACTAGGAAATTATTTAGGGGGTAGATAATGGCAATTGGATTTAACTTACCCGGAATACCCGGACAAATTCGCGGCACAGCAGAAGAAGCAGGAGCTGTTCCTGACTTAGGCCAAGCTATGATGCAAGGGTTTCGCAGTAACCTCGAAAACATACAGGGCGCACCAAGACTATTAGCCCAGCAATTAGTATCTAATCAATTAGCCAACACAATAAACCGCGCCAAAGCTAAATATGCCGAGCCTATGGCAAAAACCGGCTATGAGCAAGCTTTAGCTGATTTACAAAACCGAAACTTAATTAACCAATACTACCCTAGAATGCGCGAGTCAGAGTTAAAAAGCGCTGGATTATCACAAGCCCATCAGCAAATGGTTAATCAATTCTATCCTGATTTAATAAGGTCACAGCTGTCAGGCGCTGCGCTTACGCAAGACCAACAACGAATGGTTAATGAGCAATTGCGTAGAGACATGGCAATTAAGCAAGCCAAGCAAGATATTATACAAAAAGCTTTAGCTCGTGGCGCAAGCATTCAACAAGCAACGCAATTAGCTGAAGAACAAACACAGAATTTACCAAGCATTAGCGAAATTGCACAAAGCCCTGAAATGCAAAACTATATGACAGCTTTGCAACAAGGAGTGGCGCAACAACCGCAGATGCAGGAAGCGACTGGTTATACACCAATCCCAGAACAGGAAAATATATTTGCCCCTGAATATGGGCAAGGATACGATACAGGTAGTTTCTACGACCAACAAATGTTAGAAGCTTTAAGACAAAACGCTATAGCGCAAGAATTAAGCCCATACATGCAAGTTCAACCGGTTTTGCCAAGCATGATACAGCCGCGCGGATTTACACCAAAACCACAAGAATTACCTGAGTTACAGCCTTATGCGGAATCTTTGGCGCAAGCAGCCCCTAGCTATTTATCACAGCCAGAAGTCGCGCAACAGCAAGCACCAAGAAGCTACGCAGAGCAACTTAAACAGCAAGGATATAACACTGACAGAATGATACCTGAGTTAGCTGCCCTTGATGATGAGTACATTAGAAATCCTGCTGTACGAGATGAGATTGAAAAACAATATCCCGGCACAGGAATAAAACGAGAAAAAGATTTTCCACGTGATAGATTTATTACAACAACAACATTGCCCAGTGGCGCTACTAAAACAGAAATACAATCTTTAGGTGGCGGTGCTGGCGGAGAAGGCGCATTTAAGGCAGCAAGTCCTGCTGGTAAATTAATAGAAGATTTACACCATTATGAAAGCATGGGTGATAAAAAAAGTGCTGAAATTATGGAAAAATCTATAAAAAAATCTCTTGAGACTGGAGAGCTTGAAATTGAGCGTCTTTATGATGCGCGCGATAAATATATTTTACAAGGTAATAAAGAAAGGGCAAACAAATTACAAGAGCTAATTGATGATTACAATAACAAACATAAAGCTGTTGTAAATATACAACCTAAACCACCTACTGGCGCACAAATTGTTAATGATGAAAATGGCAATTATGCTGGCTACTTGCAACCATTATCTCAAAAACAAATTGACGCAAGAACTAGAAACGCCACATTTAACACACTTTATGATGCTGTGTCTGAGGGTGTTAAGCCTTATCAAGGCACAGCAACGCAAGTTTATAATCAATTAAAGTATGATTTAGACCATCAAACGACTGACCAAAATTCAGCAGATAGATTGTATAAACTGTTATTAGCAAAAAATGTTTTAACATCTACATCAGCATCTGAATTAAAAATGATTGACGCACCGAAAGTAAAAAATGTGATGTCAGCATTAAAAGAAGCTTTAGGTAGCACGGGTATACCGCAAGTACTTGATGCTTTAGTGAAATATGAAATTGACAGAACAATACAAAACAAAGCCCAAGATGACCTTAGAATAGTATTAAATATGTCAACAGATGCTTACAAAACAGCTTTAGACAAGGCAGAAAGAGAAAGAGAGTTTATTCCAGCCAGAACAACATTAAAGGACTTGCGCGGTAAAATTTCAACAGGGGCAAACGTTATAAAAGCCAAACAAAAAACAAAACCTATCGTTTTAAAACTCACATCAAAAGGGCTGGAAGAAGAAAATGGCTAACAACAAAAAACAATATCAAGAATTTATTATAGATGGCCAACCAGTACATGCCCCGCTTGGAGTAAGTGAACTTGAGGTTAGGCGATTTATGCAAAAACAAAGCCAGTTAAAGAAACCAAGCGCAGCTATGACTGGCCCAAAAATAAGTCAAATGACGCAAAAACCAAGTCAAGAAGAAAACACTTTTAAATCATTTTTTAAAGGCGCAGGAAGAGAGGTTGCAAAATCCGGGGCTGGGTTAGGTCAGTTTGTAACTGGCAAACAATATAACCTTCCTGAAGAACCGCAAGACCTAAGTCTTTATCAAAGATATTTAAGATATCTTGGAGAGCAGGCGGCAGGTATAGGAAAAACTGCTGCGGGCATTGCATCAGGCTCTAAGCTAGGTTCGCCATTTGGGCCAACAGGTAGAGCTGTAGGTGGGCTAATAGGCGCTGTTGCCAGTCATTATCTAACGCAGCCCGGAGAAAGATTATCTAAAGAAAGAGCTTTAGCTGGAGCCAAAGGCGGTCTTGAAGCTTTATTATACGGCACAGGGCATCCTGAAAGAAAAGAAATCGAAGGCGCTATACGTGAAATTGAAACCAAAGAAATGCCGAGGTATGCTAGCGATTTAACTCAAGCCAAAATAAAGCAAGCTGGCTTAAGTTTAGAAAAAAAACAAATGGAGAAAGAGTTAGTTGCGCCAAAAGAACAACTAACCGCGCTTCAAAGACAGGCAGAAAAAGAAACAGGTCGAGCAGAATTAGGCTCCTTGGAAAGAAAAAAAGAATTATTGAAAGAGAGGATTAAAATTAATTTAGAAGGCGAGCAACCAAGATCAGCGTCTAATTTTCCCATAGAGGGTCAAGGGCCAGCCGATGTTGCAAAACAAGAAGCCAAAACCGCAGAAGAAGAATTAACAAAAATATTTACACCAAAAGAAGGCGAGCCAACTCATCAAACAAATATTCATAATTTGTTAAAAGAAGACCTTGCTCAAAAACAATCCGCTCTTGGGCAAGAATATCAAGATTTTAAAAAAACCCATGCAGGCCAAGTTATCGAAGAAGGTTACATAAAAGATGCTAACCAAATTATAGCGGAGCTTCCAGACCCAACAAGTTTGGAATTATTTGGTGTAGGAGCTAAATCTGCGGAAGAATTAGCCGCAGAAGTAAATCGTCAATTAGTGCCAATTACAAAAGATGTTAATACTTTGTTTGATAACTGGCGTTCTCTTAAACGTTATTCGCAAAGAGCTAGAGGAAAGGCTCGTACAAGAGCGTCCGGGTTAAGTGAAGATGAAAAAACTAAACTCACTAATGCTGCTGACAAATGGGATGCTGCCGCTGCAAAATTAGCGCAAGTATTAAAAAATAATGGCTATGAAAAATCATTAGATGAATTAAAAAACTTAAATACTCGTTATGCTGATGAATATGCACCAGTATATGACACAAGCGCATATTGGTACATGGATAAAGAAGGCAAGGCTCCTCCAAATTTTTTAGATAACATTGAGGGAAATACAAAAGGGAAAAAAATATTGCAGGAAGCGGTAAAAAATAATCAAAATATACTTAAGTCAGCATTAGGTCAGGCAATAGAAGATAACCCTAAAATTGCTATTCAAGGGTATAAAAAAACTCTTCTAAATCCTTATGTAAAAAGTCATGCAGAATCAAAACCATATTTTGAGCAATTGAATACGGCTTTGAGTAAATTACCTGCCGCAGAAATAGAGCAGGCTAAGCTAATAGAAGAATCTTTAAGTTTGCAAAAATCTGCTGAAAAAATAAAAACAGCCAGAGAAGCTGAGATTAATATACAAAAAATTGATGCTTATATAGAAAAAATTGATGAAGTTGTTTCTGCTATTGAAGCAAAACAAAAACAAATAAAAGATATAGAGTTAAAACAAGCTACTGGAAATATAGAAAAATTAAAGATAAAACAAAAAAATATGGCTGCTCAACAAAAATTAGATGCGCTAAAAGACCAGAGAAAGAAACTTGCGCTATATAAAGTAGGCGTCATGAGAAAATTTAATTTGCAGCCAAAAAAATTATTTACCACTATAAAAAAAGGCTTTAAGACAGCAAAGAAAATTATCTTGTAAAAATTTGTATTATCGATGCACCAATAGCATAATGTTGTAATAACAAAAGGACTTAAAATGGCATTACCATCACAATATTACTACGCATGTTTTCCACTACAGGAGTACTTTGTAGACAAAGACACCGGGTTTCCTTTAGCTGCTGGTTATGTCGAGTTCTACAGTGACCCTAACTTCACTGTACCTAAAAACGTCTTTCAGCAAAACCAAGCTCCGGGGCCAACTTATACCTATGTTTCTCTTGGTCATGTTCTTACATTGTCATCGGTTGGTACGTTTCAGGACAACAATGGGATTGATATTATTCCGTATCTTTACCCATTTACAGGAACCCCACCAGCAAATCCAGATACAGCACCTACAGGCACAATAGAGCCTTATTTTATTAGGGTCTATAGTTCTGGCGGTATACTCCAGTTTACTCGTGAAGGGTGGCCTCCACAGCTACAATCACAATCAGCATTAGTTGATACATTTGAAAGTAGTCAAAATGCCATAACTAATTCTCAGTTCAGCACAGTGTCTTTTGTGTCTGATACTCTTAATCAAGTAAGTTATACCTACGCGCCTACCGGCACATATTCTTTTGATGTTGCACCCGGCTGGCAAATTGTAACCACTGGCAACGGTAGCGTCACTGTAAAACAGTTAGCAATTGCTACTAACCCAGTACCCGGCACACCGTTTGCTTATGCGCTAGAGATTACAACTGATGCCAATATCACTGACTGTAAGCTTGTCCAAACCATCATAAATACACCAAGACTGTATCAAGATTTATTTGTAAGCGCGTGTTTAACGGCTGCCTCTAATACCGATGCTGTAACCATAGACATGATTTACGCGCCTTCAAATGGCGTAACCCCAACAACAATTATGTCGCAACAAACTCTTGGTGGTGGTTTATACAAACAACTTATTGGTTTGACTTCTGCATTATTGCCGGCACAAATTACTGAAGCAGATAACTTTGCTCCGCCTGCGTATGTTGATATAAAAGTTACCATACCTGTTGCAAGAACGATTACAATTACAGCAGTGCAAATGGTTACTGTTGCCAATGCAAATAGCTATGTACCTTATGCAGCCCAGTCAGTTCCTCAGCAAACCAATACAACTTTTTGGCACTATAAGCCATTGTTAGAATATAAGCCTATACCTAGTTACACGTTAGGTTGGGACTGGCCAATGAATCCATGTCAAGAACTTGGCACCACAGTTGCAGCCGCATCTACATTGCCGGGCTTATCTAGGTATGTTGCTGATGAAACAATTATTTTTCAGAATGTAGATAATTCACTTGGATTTAGTTTTAATAGTGCAGGTATGGGTGTGACACCTAGCGCAGATAGTAGTTTTGCTATCATTAAATACTTTGAGGCAAGTGAGGCAGCAAACATTTTATCAACCCCACTAAGCGTGCAATTAAAAGCAGGTGGCGCAATAGCTTCTACCGATGATGTTATAGCTAACGTAAGCATATGGTATACATTTGACGCTAATTTACCTAATATCAAAACCGGTAACTGCTACAGCTTGGTTTCAGCCGTAAACAATACTACAGGCGTTCCTACAGTGGGTGGTGGTGGCGCTCACGGCACATGGTCTGAGGTTCCAAGAAGCAATCTAGGGCCCGCTAAAGCAAATCTTAAAACAGCAAATGTGCCATACTATAGTTTCAGTGGCTGGGTTTATGATGACGCAACACCGGCAACATCTGTCAAGTATGCTGCAATTGTTATATCAGTAAGTAAGCTTGCTGCTGGCATAGGCTGCACATTTGAGTATTGCACACTAAACGCAGGATACATACCAACCAGACCACAACCCATGAGTTTTGGTGAAAACCTCACAGCATTACAACAGTTTTACGAGAAAAGTTTTAACACTAGCCAAGTTCCAGCAGCGCTAATACAGCCCGGAACCGTAGCATTTCCAAGCCTTTATTCTGATGCTAATGCTGTTGGAGTTACTGTTTATTATAAAACTACCAAAAGAAAGTCCCCAAGCAGCACAGCAGGCGTAGGTAATTTAACTATATATTCTTATTTCAATTTAACTGCCGGAGCTATTAGCGACGGAGGCGGTACCGATAGAAATGTTGTCGCTACCGTTACAGGCGAAAATTGTTTTTGGTTTAACTGGAATAGCGTTGGAGTGCCTGCAAATTCACAAATGCAATTTAACTGGGTTTCTAACGCAAGATTAGGCGTGCAAAATTAAGGAACAAACATGTCAACAAAATACAATATTATACGAGATATTAACGGCAGTGTGGCTGGCATTAATGGCTTTGGTTTGCAGCCTAGCACCGACATTTACAATGGCTTACTAGCTACTGGAGTAGCACAAAGCATTACAGTACCCGACAACTATCCAAAATGGATTATGATTGTAAAATCAGAAGGAAATGTTTGGGTTAGCTTAACGACAACTGCTGCGGCACCTGCTGGTGCTTTTGCTGCTGGTAGCTCTCTACTAAACCCACAAGCGCTACAAGTTAATGCTGGTGATACAGTAAGTCTAATCACTGCAGATGCTGCTGGAGCAAGAACGTCAGTTGAGTTCCAAGTAATACAGAACTATCAAAACTAGGGCGGTGAGACATGTCAGTTCCTATTAGTGGTTTACCAACAGGAGTGCCTAATGGTCTTTTGGAGATTCCTGCAACTAATCCTTTGGTGCCAACTGAGTCACCACAGGGTACAACGTTTAAATACATATTTTCAGACCTGCAGTTATATTTATTACGCGCTGAAGGTTTTGATGTTTATGACGCTTGTGTTGTAGCAACTACGGCAAACTTAAGTGCCACATACAGCAACGGCACCGCAGGCGTTGGGGCAACCCTTACAAACTCAGGCACGCTTGCAGCACTAACCATTGACTCAATTGCTCTAAGCGTTAATGACAGAGTTTTAGTTAAAGACCAAACATCCTCATTTGAAAATGGTATTTATGTTGTAACCACAGTAGGCAGCATAACAGTGCCATGGGTGCTAACAAGAGCAACAGACTATAACGAGCCTGCTGATATTATTTATTTGGGCGTTATTCCAATTAACAGAGGAACTGTAAACTCTGGATTGATTTACCAAGAAAACTCAACCGGGCCATTTGTCATTGGCACTAGCCCAATTACTTTTCAACAGTTAGTGTTTCCTACTAGCTTGTTACCGTCAGCATCACCGCCTAATAAAATGCTTAGAAGTGATGGCACTTATTGGGTTCAGAGTACAAACTCTGAGCTAAACGCATCTGATGCATTATCAGGGTTAACACAGCTTGACGTAGACAATATCAGAATTAACGGCAATAGCATTATTAGCACTGACGCAAACGGTGACATAAATATAACGCCAAATGGCACAGGTGATTTAGTTTTAGATAATCTAAACTGGCCACAGGCTGATGGTACGTTAAACCAAGCGTTAACCACGAATGGTGCGGCACAATTGGGCTGGTCTACTGTAAGCTTAGTTACAACACCGACAACCATAAACGCAATAGCTAGATACAGCAATACTAGTGGCGCCCTAAAAAACAGCGTAGTCATAACTGATGATGCCGGGGTGATGACAGGCGGAACATGGCAAGGCAACACAGTAGGTGTGGCTTATGGTGGCACAGGTTTGTCGTCAGCTACAGCTTATGCGGTATTGTGTGGTGGAACAACATCAACTGGAGCTTTTCAATCTGTTGCTAGTGTTGGAACAGCAGGTCAAGTACTCACAAGCAATGGGGCTGGCGCACTGCCAACTTTCCAAAATGCTACCGGTGGCGGTGGTACTGACGCAGCGTTTGGCTTTTTATTAATGGGTGGATAATATGGCAACAACTTATAAAATTTTAGGACAATCAAAACCTACTGCTGCAACTCTAACAGATGCATATACAGTACCGGCAGCAACAACTGCAACAGTTTCAACAATAACGGTAGCAAATCAATCTGCTACAGCAACAAGTTTTAGAATCAGTGTTGCGGTAAATGGTGCAGGAGACACAGCAGCGCAATATTTATATTATGATATTGCTATTAGTGGCAACAACACTTTTGCAACAACTATTGGTATAACGCTTGGCGCTGGAGATGTTGTTAGAGTATACAATACGCTTGCAACTTGTTCATTCAATATTTTTGGCGTTGAAAATACCTAGGAGTTAATATGTCACAAGGTTTTGTAAATCCGTATACATACGCTACAAGCGCGCCAACTGTTACCACATATACATCTGGTTCAGGTACTTATACAACCCCGGCTGGCGTTAAGTTTCTAGTCGTTGAGATGGTTGGCGGTGGTGGAGGCGGCTCAGGTTCTGGCACTGCGTCTCTAGGCGTGGGCGGCGCTGGTGGTAATACGACATTTGGCTCTTCTTTTTTAACAGCTAATGGTGGTAATGGTGCCTCAGTTGATGCTTCACTTGGTAATTCGGGTGGCACTGGCGGAACCGCAAGTATTGGAGCAGGTGCGACTGGACTTGCAATTCAAGGCGGTTCAGGTGGCTCTGGTGGTCTATCTAATGCAGGTGGCGCAGCTTCGGCTGGGGGTATGGGTGGAGTTAGTTATTTAGGTGGAGCCGGACTTGGCCCTAAGCCTACTATAGCTGGAAGCGCTGCTACTACAAATAGTGGTTCTGGCGGTGGTGGCGCAGGAGGAACTGGCCCGGGTGTTGCTGGCGGTGGTGGTGGTGCAGGTGGTTTTGTACGAGCAGTTATAAATACACCTTCAGCTACATATTCGTATAGTGTAGGTGCGGCTGGTACAGCAGGCGCAGCAGGCACAGGTGGCTCAACAGGTGGAGCAGGCGCAGCAGGCATAATCATCATTTACGAATACTACGAAGTCCTTGGAATTCCCACAACTTTAACACTTCCTTTGCCAGTCGCAAATGGGGGAACAGGTGTTTCAAACTCAAATTGGACGGCTTCATCACTAACTTTCAATCCAACAACGCAGGGGATAGTAGGTACAGCTACAAATAACGATGCTGACGCTGGGTATGTTGGGGAGCTTCAATCTATTTACAACAGCACTGGTGTTGTTGCTATTGCTGCCGTAGCCGGTAATGTTACAAGTATATCTTTGTCAGCAGGTGATTGGGATGTTTATGGGCAATGCGCAATAATTCCAGATATTGGTCAAGTAATTACTATTGGCTATTCAGCGTTAACAACTACATCAGCAAGTTTCGGATTATCTGCCTTTGGCACAGCAGGATGGGTAGGTAATAATTTCATTGGGGATGGCGCCTCAGGGCTTGGTCTTGTTCCGACCATTAGACTTAGTTTATCCGGAACAACTACTGTTTATTTAGCATATTATTCAAGTGTCGGAGCAACAATAAAAGGTGGAATTTACGCAAGGAGAGCAAGATGACACAAGGATTTACTAATCAACAAACATATGCAGTTTTGCCTCCGACGGTGCAAAAATTTACTTCTGGTAGCGGTACTTATACGTTGCCTTCAGGGGCTAAATATATCGTTGTACAAATGGCTGGCGCAGGTGGTGGCGGTGCTGGTTCATCAGACGATGGCAGTGGTGGTGCTGGTGGCACTGGCGGAACCACAACTTTTGGTTCTTCTTTATTAACTTGCACAGGTGGCACAGGTGGAACTGGTGGAAATCCAGCTAGTGGTGGAGCAGGAGGTTCAGCAACATTAAATAGTCCTGCCTATGGTATGTCTTTTGCAGGGCAAGCAGGAGGGGCAGCAGCCGCAAGACCAGCTTTGGGAATCAACGAATTATCAGGTTTGGGCGGCTCTACATTTTTTGGAGGTGGAGGTAACTATGTAACATCATCTGCTGCAGCTGTAGCCGGGAATGCAGCCACGGCCAATACTGGTTCAGGGGGTGGTGGTGCTGCAAACGGAAACGGAGCAGCAGCTGCATTTTGTGGAGGCGGTGGCGGCTCTGGCGGCTATTTAACTGCATTTATAGCAAGCCCAAGCGCTACTTATTCTTATAGCATTGGCGCAGCAGGCACAGCAGGCACGGCAGGCAATAACGGAGCAGCAGGTGGCGCAGGCGCAGCGGGCGTTATCATTGTTACTGAGTATTATGACACTATCGGCATCCCAAGTAATTTGACTTTACCTGTTCCTGTCAATCAAGGTGGGACTGGTGTAACTAACAATAACTGGACAGCAGGTTCATTAACCTTCAGTCCAACTACGCAAGGTATTGTAGGTACAACTACTAATGATAGTGCTGGTGCTGGGTATGTAGGTGAGTTTGTATCAGCGAATAGAGCGTATACGTCTCCACTTGCGCTTACAAACAACACTATAACAAATCTAACATCTATAAGTTTAAGTGCTGGTGATTGGGATGTATATGGAAATGTAATAAACAATAATAGCAATGATTATATCCAATATTTAAATGTTTGGACTAACACTGTTTCAGTTACACTTCCATCTGAAGTCAATAACGCAGGATTAACGTTATTTGGGTCGGCCGGTGGAAATACAGTTCGTTCAACTCAATTTTCGACAATTGCCCCATATCAAAGATATTCATTAAGCACAACAACCACCATATATTTAATAGCACAAACAGCTTCAAACGCTGGCACAAATAATTGTTCTGGCAGTATTTACGCAAGGAGAGTTAGATAATGAATATAGTAGAATTATGTCAAATTAAATATCCGGGCATGGTTGAATCATGGCATATTATGTTTGGTCAAGATAGCGAAACTAGCCCAATCAGAATTGTTAAATGGGATGTACCAAATGTACCTGAGCCAACAGTTGAAGAACTTGAGTCTGAAATTCCACAATACCAAAGACAATTTGATGTACAAACATACAAAAAAGATATTGATACCAAAGTATCAGCTCTATTGAACAGTACAGCGCAAAGCCGTGGTTATAGTGACTCCCAAAGCATTGTAGGTTATGTAAGTTCATCTAACGTGCAATGGCAAGCAGAAGCACAGGCTTTTGTTGCATGGCGTGACCAAATCTGGGAGCGTGTATACATAGAGTATATGGCAATCGATGCAGGCGGAAATATTCCTAATGAAGATGAATACATGGCAACTTTACCGCAAATAGTGTGGCCTCAAGGAGGGTAGTATGACGAAGACACCAGCTTGGCAACGCAAAGAAGGTAAGAACCCTAAAGGCGGATTAAATGCTAAGGGAAGGGCTTCAGCCAAAGCTCAGGGCATGAACTTAAAGCCACCAGTAAGTGCTGAGCAGGCCAAGAAGTCACCCAAGGCTGCCGCAAGACGTAAAAGTTTTTGCGCACGCATGAGCGGTAACCCGGGGCCTATGAAAGATGAAAAGGGTAGACCAACACGCAAAGCATTAGCGCTTAGAAAATGGGATTGCAGATGACACATAAAGAAATTTGGGATAAGCCAAGACCCGCAAAACTTGGCAAACCTAAACCACTATCACCAAAAAAGAAAACGGCTGCCAAGGCTGCTGCTAAAGCTGCTGGGCGTCCCTATCCTAATTTGGTCGATAACTTAAACGCAGCTCGAAAGAAAGGAAAATAACCATGGCAATTTTAAATATCGTAACATCTGTAACTGGACTTGTAGGCGTTACACCTCGTATCGTTTACATTGACACAAACGACACCTTAGCAACTGTAACTACTACCGGCTACTTAAACAAAGCCCAACAAGATGGTGCTAGCCTAAAAGAATCAGATATGGCTCTAGTAACCTTAAGAGCCACACCAAGCGCTACTAGCATACAAGTGGCTTGGTTAGAAGTGGCCTATAGTTCTGGCAACTGGTCTTTAGTCGCCTCTAGCTCTAGTATTCCTTTAGCTAATAGCAAGATTTTAGTGGGAAACGCAAGTGGCGTAGCGACAGCAGTGACCATGTCAGGAGATGCGACACTGGCGAACACTGGCGCCCTTACTGTTGCTGCTAATGCAATCACTACAACTAAAATCATTAACGCTGCCGTAACCAAGGCAAAGCTAGAAACCGCGTTACAGCCTGCTGCCGTTGTCAAGTTTGCCAATAAGCATGCTGAGGCTGGTGGCTCTGCAACAGTTACAATTACAGCTACAGGCGTTGTCGCTACAGATTTAGCATTTGCTGCAATACAATCTAGTGCCAACCCTGTTGAAATTCAAAAAGTAACACCATCAGCAGATACCGTTACTGTTTTATGTTCTGGCGACCCCGGTGCTTCAGTATTCACGTGGCAAGCATTAAGACTTACCCCATAATACCTAGCCTCTTAACTGAGGCTTTTTTTTAAGTTTTATGGCAATATAGAATTACATTACTTTCAAATGTATATAGCCATGTTAAAAATACACAGAAACCTTAAGTTTAATAAATACTTGTTCACTGCTACAGCCGTATTAGCTTGTTTTTATTTTGGCGGCGCAATAATTGTCAATGACATTAAAGACCATGAGGTTGAAATACTAGAAAAAAGCCCATTGTTCCCCGCGGCCAACTATGAGTATATGACAACAGAGGAAACATTTTACAGTATTGATGGAGCTGTTATCGAGGTTCCCGCCTATTTTCGTACTGACTTTGCAAGCATACCTAAAACGTTGTGGTTTATAGACGCGCCATACAAAGCGTCATTTGTTTATCCTGCAATATGGCACGACTTTATGTATACCTGCGCAAAGAACAGAACCAGAAAAGAAATTGATGATACGTTTTTTTGGTTACTTAGATACGAACAAAATTCATTATATACCAGTATTAAGATGTATATTGCTGTTAGATTGTTTGGTGGCAACTATTTCAAAAAACCTAGCGGCTGCGCTGACGCAGAAATACAAATGGATTTAAACAAACAACAGCACGACAAGGAGAATGTTAATCATGGCTAATTTTGAATCAGCTATCAAACAGACTTTAATACACGAGGGAGGATACAATGAAGTCAAAGGTGACGCAGGAGGCGCTACGAATTTTGGGATTAGCTTACGTTTTCTTAAAGGACTTGATGATAATCTTGATTTGGCTGACATTAATAACGACGGCAAAATTGATTCGTTGGATATTAAAAACCTTACGGAAGAACATGCCAAAAAAATTTACTTTGAAGAGTTTTGGAAAGCAAACAAATGTGACCTGATTAAGGATGATGCGGTTGCAGCTAAGTTCTTTGACATGTCGGTAAACATGGGTTTAAGACAAGCGACTAAATTATTACAACGCGCCTGCAATTACTTTAAATTGTTTGGCTTAACAGTTGACGGCAAAATTGGCAATAAAACATTACAAGCTGTTAATCAAACTAACCCCGAACAACTATTAAATGTTATGCGCAAAGAATGTCAATCATTTTACATTTATCTTGTAGATGAAAAACCTGCATATGAGAAGTTTCTTAAAGGCTGGCTAAGAAGAGCTGCTAGCTAGAAATTAGGCTGGGAAACAAGGAGTGAACCCAGCCATATGTCGAGTGTCAGGTGAGAGACTCAGAACTATAAACCCGACAGAACAATAATAGCACAACTTTATAAAAGTAAAAGGGGTTTTATGGAACGAGATGAACAAATTAAGCTATTTCAATATTTAAACTCACATCCGCTATTAAAAGATTTAGCATTTATGATTCCTAACGAGGGCAGAAGGAGCTGGGTTATAGGGCGCTTATTTAAGGCTATGGGGTTACGAGCAGGCACCCCGGATATTTTCATACCCTACCCAACAAAAACGCACCACGGCCTGTTTATCGAGCTTAAATGGGGGAAGAATAAACCATCACCAGCACAAACTAAATTTTTAGCAACCCTCAAAGAACATGGCTATCAAGCACATGTCTGTTGGGGGGCTGATGAGGCTATTGAAAAGATTGTTGAATATCTAAAATAGGTGTGGCCATGATGGAGTGCATGACCACAGGACGTCCTACCAAGGTATATCATCATCGATGAACTTGGATTCTTTTAAATTACCATGATTTTCTGGTTTTTGGAAAGCGTTTTTATCGCCTTTGTTGCCAAGCAATCTAAATGAATTTGCTAAAATTGATACCGAAACTTTCTCAACACCTTGTTTATCGGTGTATTTGTCTTGCTGGAACTCACCTTCAACATATATCAAATCACCTTTATTGGCATAGCTATCTATATTTTCAGCCAGTTTATGGAACGCTTTAACATTCACCCATGTTGTTTTTTCTAATGGCCGCCCATCTCTATCCTTATCTTTCTTTTTTAATGCAATTGATAATTTTGCAAATTTTGTTCCATTAGGTGAAGTACCTGCTTCTTTAAAGCCAATATGGCCAATCATCATCATCTTATTTAACATTATAAAATCTCAGTAAATTAATTATTATTGTTATGCGCTGTATCTCCAGTTGCGCGTATTTCTTCACTGTCTGCGCCTTGTTTTGTTTGTTCGTCAGTTGCTTTAACCTCCATGTCAATATCTTTTTCCTTAGTGATTTCATTCTGCACCTTTTTCTCTAAACGCTCAATAAGCTCTGATGCTTCTTTCTCTGTTAAATCCTGCAATTCGGCTTTTTTGAAGTATAGCCTCATGCCTGATTGTAACCGTTCGTAGCTAATATCTCCTAGCATCATGAGGTCATCTATTTTAGCTACTTGGTCAGCATTAATCATTGATACTGAATCATATACATAACCTGTTTGTTTTTCTGGTCTATCTTCTAAGATTTTAGTTTTGTTTTCAGGAAGCTCTTCTTCAGCGTAAGTCCCGGCAAATGTTGATTGAAACGCCATGCGAATAGCTTGCGCTTCAGCAACCTTTTTAATCATGGTGGCTGGCTTAGTTTTCCATAAACCCTGCTTTAAATCATATTCAGGAAACTCAACAAATACATACATTGTACGTGTAGCAGATTTGCGCTTTACTACGCAATAAGCGCCTATAAGGTTGCCTCTGTTTGCAATTTCGTACTGGTGTTGTACTTCACCGTTCCACATCTGGAATTTGTCATTACTATAAACAGCATCTACCAAATGATAGTCATAATCTGGCTGGCGTTGGGCTGCTATACGATACCCATCCCGGCCAATAAATATCTGCGCTGCGCCGTTTCCATATTTGACAAGCCATATTTCCCTCAAAAAAGGATTTAGTGCAGTAGCCCTGCCCATCTCAATTAGCATATTGAATTCAGTGTCGGTGGCGTTTTTAGCATAAGCTTTGCGTATATCAGCTAAGGATTTACTGTCTTCCCATAGAGCTAAAACTTTTGTTTGCATTCTTTCAGCCAATGCGATTTGCTGCAATTGTGTATCCATGTAATTATTCCTTAACTAAAAATGTTCTTGTGCCACGCGCGTTTGCTTTCCAGCTAACTAATACCCTGCCGTCTTCATCAACCATAAACTCGCTATCTTTCATGTAATCTTGAATAACAAGCTCTTGCTCTTGTCGTTGCACCTTAAGCAGCTTTTCGTTTTTCTTTATGCCGGTAAGCTTATCTAATGCGCCCAGTGTTTCCATGTTGTAAGTAATGGATTTATCGACAGTTGCCTTGTATAGATGCTTCATGTCTTCATGCTGTGGAGGTGGTTGTTCGCCTGATTGAACCATGCCCCAGAATTCATGACATGCATTGAGTATTTCATCCTCTAACCATTCGTTACGATGATAAACGTACTCTCTATAGTCCTGACCACCGATTAAAACCGCACAGTAGGCCTTAGGAGCGTTTTTTAGCATACAGTAATATGCTATCTGCAATACATATCTTTGCGGGATTTCTTGGCCTTCCTGACCCCATTCATGCGCGCTAAAAGCATTGGCTGTTTTAATCTCAAGTACGGCATTATCGTTTAATATAAAGCCATCCAAGTTGCCTTGCAGATAGTTAAATTTAGGATGAGTGATGGTATCGGGTTGTTCGACATAGACATTGTGACGTTTAATAAACTCTTGTCTAACAATATCCTCTAGCATGCTTCCCCAATATGCTTGAGGACTTTGCGCATCATTGAATACTAGTTCGCCACGTTTCTCTAGCCAGAGCTGCACCGGCGTTTTGAAACTAGAGTAACCCATGATGATAGGCACGTCTGAGCCACCTATTGCCTTTCGCCGATTAATCTTTTGTTCTTCAGTTAACATTTTTATCTCCTTGTTTGTGTAAATTAATTTTAACATAAGGATTGTAAATGTAAAATAATTTTTATATTATAAGTAAAAAGGAGTATAAAAACATGAACTTAGAAGAAGCTAGAAAATATTTTAAAAGTTATAACCGCATGGCTAAATTATTGCAAGTCACGCCTCAGGCAATCCAGCACTGGCGGAAGGCTGGCTACATCCCCTATTTGCATCAACTTAACCTAGAGCGCTTAACAGAAGGTGCGTTGATGGCTGATGAAGAAAACGTAAACTCTAAATTTTACAAAAACAGGATTTTAAAACAACAACAAAAAGGAGTATAAAAAATGATTAGAGCGTTAGCGTGGGCATTGAGACAGCACCCGGACACTATTACGAGCAACGAAAAGCTTGTGTTAATTGGTCTTGCTGATATGTCGGATGACGAGCAAGTCGTGCGTTTGTCCGTCATCAAGATAGCTAAGTTTTCGGGGTTAGACAATGAGGTCATTGGGGAGTGTTTGTGTAGCCTGTTATCTAAAGGTTTTATTAAATGCTTGGACATGGAAACAGAACTTGAATACATGCCGTGTTATAAGTTACTGATTACGAGGTAATCATGTCATATGACCTAAAGTTATTAAATCGTATACGAAAGAACGTCGACAAGCCTAATGTGTATTATTGCCCCCAATGCGGCTATAAAACTTTTAGCTTTAAGCGCGATTGTTTTGCTTGTATCAATCATTATTGTCAGTTAGAGATTGGCTATACTGGCTCGCAAGAATGTATTAAGGAATGGAAGCAGGGCATGATTGATTTAATCAAGGCTGGTGGTATGCTGGGTGAACAAGGTTGTGATGATGAAACTTGTGAGGTATGCAAAATTAAAGATAGTCATGACTTAAACAAATTCCACTAAAAAAAATAGCGTTAGAGGATGAGGCTAACGCTATAAAACAAATTAGGAGAATAAGTTTATTAATAAGTTCTAATCTATAAGCTATTGTAAATACAACTTATTTACAGATAAGATGTACAGCTTCCGTGCTGCCCGATTGCGACTCGGTCTGCATCATACAACTTTCTAGCAAAGGGATTCTATCATGGCTGGACAAAAAAGCAACACCCAAGACCAATTCAAACTAAAATCACCTAAACCACGTTATATAAATATCTACGAAAATATTTTCTTGGCTTTATCTGTTGAGGCATTAAAAGTATACATGACCTTGCGTTATGAATCAGACTACGCAAGAGACTGCTCATCTGTTGCCAGAAACATACAATTTATTATAAATAAAACAGGTATTTCCAGACGCAAGATTATCTATTGCTTTAAAGAGCTAGAGCAACACGGCCTATTATTTATTGAAAGAAAAAAAGGCTTTCAATCGGTCTATTGGGTAGCTTCAGATTTAAATCATTTTAATAAGACACAGCCTGATGAACCAGTGCATGATATGCATGACCATGTGCATGAGGTGCATGACCCCGTGCATGAGGTGCATGACATAAACAATAATTTATGCATTAATAATTCAACTAATAGTGAATCTGACGATTCACCAGCAACTGATTTTGTTAATCAGGTCATTGATGTTTATCATGAGCAGTTACCAGAAATGCCTAAAATCAAACTTGTTACTAATGAAATTAAAAGGGCGGTTAGGGTGCTAGAAAAGGAATGGATAAATATCAAAGGTGATAAAATAACAATTCAAGCAATAAGCAGATACTTTGAAGGAAGAAGAAAACTAACCCCATGGATATTACAACCCTATCAAACTAAAGATGGTAATACACGTAGGTCACGCTTGATTAACATTATAAGAATTGACAATGTTCGAAAGTTTTACAACGGAGATTATCAAAATGGTTAATCAAGATTTGGAAAAAAAGATATTAATCTGTTTGATGCAGTCTATTGAAATTGATAATGACCTCAAACTTGCGTTGATGAGACTTAAAGAGCAGTATTTTTATAAACCCATTCACAAAGATATTTTTAAATTGTTGCTGAGTCGATATAACGAAAATAAATCATTACATTTTATTGATGTTATAGCTCATGCGCCTGATGACAACGAAATTTATTTACTATTGCATGATTATATTTCAGAAAGTGTCACTGGCTTTTATAAGCTTTATGACACTGATATTGAGCTACTAATATCTAACTATCATTTGCGCGAGAGAGTTGCTCAAAACGAAAGATTGTTGAAAGATGTTAAAAATCACCCTGAACCACAAGAAGCATTAAAGCGTTATACTGCACAATTAGCAAGTATTGCTAATTTTACCGATTATCAGTCAAATGGCGTTAGTTTAGCAGAAGCAGCAGAAAAGCATTATAACGACAAAGACAATAAAATTGAGCGTGTAGAAACTGGCATTTATCATTTTGATTCTATGCTGGGTGGTGGGTTTATGGCTGGCACACTGGCGACATTTGCAGCGGGGGCAGGAGTGGGCAAAACTTACCTAGCAGTATTTTTGTTTGATGCAATTTTAAAACGTAATCCCGAACAACAAGGTTTATTTTTTAGCTTAGAAATGAGACACCAAGATATTATCGAAAGACAAAAAGCAACCCGATTAAACAAGATTTATAAAAGCTTTAATGAGGAAGAACATATAAAAGCAACGCAAGAACTAATGTTAACCAAAGGGCGCATCTATGATAGCAGTATCGCCCCAGATTGTTCAGACTTGGATTATATTTGCACTACCGCAAAAATTGAACACGCTAAGACACCGCTTAAAGTTGTAGTTATTGACTACATGACAGCGATTGAAACATCAAAGCGTTTTGATAGAGATGATTTAAAATATAAGTATATCGCTTCAAAGTTAGCTAAACTTGCAATTGACCTTGGATGTTTGATTATTACGCTAGTACATATTAACCGCAATCCGGCGCAAAGGGCGATTGATGACCGAGTGCCAAGACCGTCGGACGAAACTCAGTCGCAAGGGGCGCATGTGTCAAGTTCATATTGGTTCGGACTTGATAGACCGTTTTTGCATACCCATAGTGATAGAGATAAAAATACTTTTATTATTGCATGTAGGAAGAATAGGTATGGAAGTGAGTTTATAGCCCAAACTATGTTTAACACTGGGCTATTTAGCAGTAATTTTGGTTATTACACACAACAAGAAAAGACTAATCCAAGCGATTATTGATTGATATCTAGAAGCTTATTGCATTGCTCTTCAAGTTGCTTTTTGCGTTCCAAAATTTTGTCGGGTATTGGTACGCTATTAACCTGTAGACTATCAAAAACGCTTTGTACAAAACCCAATGCTTGACCCAGCAAAAATGATAAATTGCTTATGTGTTCCTTGCGTTTATGATTAGCTAAGTACTTAATTTTTTGCATTGTTGGCGACTCAACCGATGTTTTAGCCTCAAATAAATCAACCTTATTTGGTTCAGCGTGAGGATTTTTTATAATTGAGCCTTTTGGTTTGCCGGGCTTTCTATATGCTTTCGGATTATCTTTTAATGCTGCTATTGCACGCTCACAATTTTGTAAATCATCATCTTGTACGTCCTTAAGCCTACGTAGTGCAACCATTCTGTGGTATTTAATACCCATTTCCTCAGCTATTGCTTTTGCTGACATATTAGACTTTGAAACTAGCTCATCAATCGGTGAACGATAGTATTTTTGTTCTTTCATTACCTGTCCTTGTTAAAATACCCTCTAAAAATGATTTTAAAGGGTATAGGTTGAATTATTTTGTTTAAGTAATACCTTAGAATGGGTTACCGCTTGGATGTGGCTCAAAATGCGTTATATGCGGTTTTAGCTTTTTTATTACTGCATCGTGATTAACAACATAAATATAATTATCAGATTTATGTATAGTTTGAAAATGCACGTCACTTAGTGATGAATGCAATTCCTCGATAAACTTTTCGCAATCCGAGTTATATTTAAACTCAATGCGGTGTTCTCTGTTAATAATTAGTATTACCATTTTTATCTCCTTGTTTAACAGTGTTTAACAATGTATAAATTTATTCTTTAGCCTCTTGTTGCGCCTCTAAACGCTCCTTTAATAGCTCTTTACCCGTAAAAATCAAGAACTCTTTAAGATGTTTAATGCTTGATATGTCAATACATGTACCGCTTGTAAGCTCAGTTTCCATTATTGCGATGCAACCAGTTGCATAAGACAATTGGTTTAGCATATAAGTTATTAATTTATCTTTTTTGTAATCCATAATTAAATTTCCTCGAACATGTTGTTAATTTTAAAATAGCCATCTTCTTCCGTTTGTATCCATTCCGCCCCGATTTCATCTAGGTAACTCTCGAACGCCTTGCCGTAGGCGTTGGGGAATTGCTCTAAGACTTCGCTTGGAAAAAATGAGAAGTCTTCAATCACTATTGTTTCGTACTTTGTATCTAGATGCTCATGAAACATATCAAGCAAGTCTCTATCTGTTATCATTGTGTTATTTCCTTGTTTTGTAAAAAAATTATGCTTTACTTTTACATAGTATAAAATTCAAGTGATTAAAATATCTTTCTGCATCCCCAACACACTCTTTATAAATGTTTTGCTCAATGCCTTTGCTCATAAACTGCAACGCTGTTTTTAAAGCTTGTTCGAGTTCTTTTTCTCGCTTAGTTATCATTGTATTATCTCCTTGTTTTATTAAATAAGTGGGCATAGCCCACGGTTACTATTCTTCAAATGTGAATGTAAGTTTATCGTCATGCATTACAAAAACTTTGTCGTTATTTGGCAATGTGCCGCCGTAGTAAAAATCAAACCAACCCATTTTTTCTGCTAGTTGACGTGCTGCATCAATGTAACCCTGTTCTTCATCATTATGATTGAAGAGAATTGTTACAGAGCCACCTTTGCAAAAAGCTTTAAGTCGTGATGGTTTTGTTTCTGTTGCTGCTAAATATTTAACTTGTATTGCTTGCATTGTATTGTTTCCTTGTTTTATGTAAAATTAACTTTATTATTATAGTATATTATGTGATGTTGTCAAATGTTATAGCTTAAGATAAATCAGAAATAGAACAATTAGTATTGCTGTTTGTGTTGTCATGATTAATCCCAAACCTTTTCGATTGTTGTTGGATTGTTCCAATCGCATGCGTTTGATTCATCATCAATACAGGGGTTATAGTCTCCAAGTATGTTATAACGTAATTTGTACTCTTTGCCTGTTATTTTGCAGGTTGCATATTGTGTATAGTAAGATTCGTAACCAAAAAAGGTTAAAGCGCCATCTAGATACGCCTCGTCGATTAAGTTTAAATCTGTAATTTTCATAAATTAGTCTCTCAAGTTAGGTAAAACATAAGTTAAAATAATGTCGTCAAGTAAATCTGATGTGATTGCATCATCAGAAAACTTAGCAATAACTAACACTAACCACGCTTGTTCGTCGCTTAAATTGCGCTCTAAGGCGTGTACGTCGTCAATATTCCAATACTTGCCATTTTTATCTAATAACGAATAGCCCGTGATAGTTCTTGTCATGATTAACCCCAAAATTCAGCGGTGTAGTCGGAAAAACTGGCGTAGGGTATAGGCGTTTCATGGCCAGCAACTAACCAAAGCGGTGAGCCTGTAAAATCCATGTTTTTGCATGGGTCTTCATCGTCCCAGTCCTGTTGGTCTTCTATAATTTGTTCACGTGTAAAGAGGTATGTATCTTCTTCTACTTCAAAAAGGCCTGTATCAGTTAACTTTTTAATAATTTGTGATATATACATTGTTTAAGTTCCTTGTTTTATGCGCCAGCCTTGAGCTGGCTAGGTATTAGTTGAAAATGTTGTAAGCGGTTTGAAAGTCATCATCTAAATAAACGTCGCCGTCCATATCGATTTTAAGCACTGAGCCATCGTTAAACGTGAAAATAAAAGTATTTACGTGTTCATGGTCACATGTTTCATCTAAATCAGCCGAGTCAACTGTGCAAAAAACTAACTTAATGCAAGTTATAACTTTGTCAAAACGGTATTCAATAATTTTATTAAAAATGTATGCTGCTTTTGTCATGATAAATTTCCTTGTTTTGTAAAAAAGGGCTATAAGCCCTTGCGGTGACGAATGATTGTAATAAGTCTATCGTTGATGTAACTATCAAGCTCAATGTTAGTTTCGCAAAAACATGAATTTGTCATGATTTCACGATTAAAGTAGAAAGGGTGGGCTTGCACAAGTGATAGCGCATATAGCAGCCTGCCACGTGTGCCATCTTCTGCCATCATTGCTTCATGTTTTAATCGCATGATTTTATCGATAAAAATATTTAAGTCTTTTTGCATTGTATTGTTTCCTTGTTTTTGTTGATGCACTCAGTATATAAAGTTAATTTTAGAGTGTCAATACAATCTTATAAAAAAGTTGCGCAATTATCATTATTTAAGATATAGTTAGTGTATGACGCAAAAAGAGTAAATTTTTAACATTTAACTATGATATTGATTAAACAATAGAATACGTGCTTATAAACAGCATTTAAACATGGTTATAAACAAGATATGTGAGTAAAAATGAGTTATCAGAGATGTGACCGTTGCAGGGGTCAAAAGAAAGTTAGGGGCTTAGGCTGTTTACTTAAAAAGTGTGACGTGTGTTTGGGGACTGGGTACATCGAATCAGAGACAGAGACAGAACAAGAGCCTGAAGTTTCTGAGACTGTACAAAAAATGGATGTTGAGCCAGAAGTAAATAAACCAAAGAAAAAATCACATTGGAGCAAGAAAGATGCAACTTAAGAAGGAGTTATCTGAGTTTCAACTAGAGCAATGTGACAAAATTTGTCGTGCTATAGCTACTGATACAGATAGCTTGGAATCTTTAATCAAAAAGTATGATTTACCACCAATCCAAACAATTTATGATTGGCTGTATAATAGTGAAGCATTTTCAGAAATGTATGCGCGAGCAAAACGCATTCAGGCGCAAAGAATGGTTGAAGAGTTAGACAAAATTGCAAGCGATAAACTTTATTATGAAGATGACAAGGGAAACAAGCGAGTTGATAGTGGTTATAGTCAAAGTCAGCGATTAATAGCAGATACTAGGAAGTGGATTGCGTGCAAATTGATACCAAAGGTCTACGGTGACAAGCAACAAGTAGAGCAAACAATTACGGTTAAGCATGAAGATGCACTAAAAGATTTAGAATAGTACAGCGATTGAAATAGAAGCCCCTAGTGGGCTTTTTTTGTTTCTGAAGCAAATGCATTAGGTGGGGTAAAATAATCGCTCTACGGGCTTCTGGTGAGGTCAAATATCAGTGTGGTGTTTTTGTTAATCGGGGAATGCGCTGGCTAACAAATATTGCAATAATATATTGAAATGTGTTGACATGTATTAATATAGACAGTATCATACACACATAGACAATAAGTCGCGTTAATTTAAAACAAGGGATAGTATGACAATAGCAGAACAATTAAAGAACGTTCGCGTGGAAGGCTTTGATAGGTGGGATATCTGGACAATGTGTGCAATACAAGCAGAGCTAGATACGGAACACGACGGCGGGTCAATGTGGATATTTCAGGATAACTCAGCAATAGAGTGGCACCCTGATGATGTTTGGACACACAAACACATTGAATTCAACGAGAATGAGCCTCAAGAGTGGGGCAATGAAGATAGTTACGAAGATTGGATAGGGGATTAATTTCCCCTTTTTGGGGCAAATGGAATTGGCTGGAAAAAAACGGTTGCCCTTTTGGAATTAAAATTTATATTTATAGTACCCACCATAACTGGATAACCCCAATTTTTCATTACCAAAACATTGTTCAAATATTAAACTTACCCCATATAAACTCCAAATATAATTTTCAATCATCAAAACCTTGTTTAAATAATTAACACCCCCTTATACACAATCTGCCTTTCCCCCAAAATCCTCTTCTTTCCTTTCTTTTCTTTATTTGACTATATTCGGACGCCGATGTAGATTGTTGGCATTATTATTTAAGGAATGTCATGGCAAAGCTATACTATTACTACTCGGCTATGAACGCCGGTAAATCTACAAGTCTAATACAGTCGGCTCACAACTACGAAGAGCGCGGTATGCGTGTATTGACGCTAATACCAAGCGTTGTCGGTAAAGACCATCTTGAGTCTAGGATTGGACTAAAGCGTGATGCCATAGTGTTTGATAGCGACACACTGGACGCTAAACTATTTGAAGGTATGTCAGCCGTGTTTGTAGATGAGTCACAGTTCCTGACCAAAAATCAGGTAATATTCCTAGCAGGTGTAGTAGATACTATGGACATACCAGTGCTTTGTTATGGTTTGCGGACTGATTTCAAAGGTGAGCCATTTGAAGGTAGCAAGTATCTACTTAGCTGGGCTGATGAAATTATTGAGATTAAGACAATATGTGAGTGCAGCAAAAAAGCCACGATGAACATTAGGATTGACGAACATCTACTCCCGATGAAACACGGTGACCAAGTACAGATTGGCGGCAATGAGTCTTATGTAAGTGTATGCCGCGCTGATTGGTTCAGGTTGACACGTTAGTGGCTAGTTTAGTCATTTTTAACCACACTCAAATGCGGTGTTTTAGTATTTTTAATTACTAAACGGTTAACAACAGCCAAATCCTGCAAATCTTTTTCTATTAAATCAAGATGCGTCTTTATTCGGTGATACTTTTGCCATAATACGTATTGCCTAAGGTATAAGGCTAATATACACCCGATAAACACAGGCGCTAAACATGTCAATGTAAGCAGTATATGATATTCTAGCTCTGTCATTATCTACAATCCGAAAAATCTTCTATAATCCATTCGCCAGATAAAACGCCATACTTTATTTGTAATTTTTTTCTTACTTCTTCTTCGCTAATATCTTCGTGGAATGTGGTTTTTAAAGATTTTCCATTTTTATCATAGTACTGAATTGCAAAAAGTTTTTGTATTGGCTTAATATTTTCTGTCATTATCTATAATCCACGTCAGGGTAAAAACTTGCCATGCGAGACTCTAGTGCATAAAGGGCGCAAATATCTGTCAAGTCGTCAGGCGACCTGTCAAGCGAAAACATCTTGTCATAAAAATGTTTTTTTAAGGCATTTATTCTGGCAAACACATTTATGAAAAGCGTATAACTAAACTCAGGAACGCCATAGTAGTCAGCAAGAAACTGTTTGTCCGCATCGGATATGTGTTCAATTAGTTTCATTTAACATTTCCTCATGAGCTTATTTAACATCTTATTGCGCACAACCCAGCTACACACTGGGCTTCTCATGTGATTCAATTTAGGAACATTTAACATTATGAGTTTATATGTTTTGTAAGCACATCACCCCAGTACTTTATTTGTTGTCTTGCCAAGTCCTGTGTTGTATCAAACAACTCATACTCATAAAAACTACCAAACACATTAACCACGTAAACGTATTTAAAGCCTTTTAGCGTGTTATAGGTAGAAACTTCTTCTATATGGCCATACCTCAAATAACCCCTGACAGAAAAATACACCAAATCCCCTACGCTGTATTTGGGTGAATCAGAGATTACTTCCTTGCTTAACTCATCAAGTATGTTTTTTTTTAAATCGGCCATATTTTGCCTAACAATTCCAACCATGTCCGCCATAAGTTTTATATATTCATTGCTATCCATTTTCATTCCTTGTTTTTGATTCTAACCAGTCCATAATATCCTTGCGTAAAAACCGTACCGTTTGGGGGGTAAGGCGTATAGGCTTGGGAAACAAACCTTTTTCCATGTTTAAATATATAGTTGAGCGGCCAATCCTAAGTAGTTCAGCCACCTCATTAACTGTCATTAAGTCACTTGCTTCCAACATTGTCTTCCTCGTTATTTTTATGTCTACAAAACTGCATAACACTAGATTTAATTGTGTCACAAAATCTATGGATGTAATCCTTTTGGCTTTCTACAGCAATATGTCGCTCAGTAGCTTCCATAAGCAATGACGAGGACAACAGTTCTTTTAATCGCAATGCCAAATTAAAAGCTTCATCGGTTTTGCCGTGTGTTTCTACACTATAATCTTCAATTTGCTGTAAAACTGTAGCCAACATATCAATTCCAAATTCTCTTGTTTTTGTATCCATTAAGTTATCCTAGTATGATAAAGTACAGCACATACAATAACACAAATTTAAGAGACTGTCATGGACGAAAGAGAACGTAAAATACGCCAAAAACTCAAAGATGACTTTGTGCATTTTGCCAATAAATGTTTAAAGATACGCAGCAAAGAAGGACAAATACACCCATTTACCCTTAATAGGGCGCAATTATACATACACGCCAAACTCGAAGAACAAAAGCGCAGCGCAGGCAAAGTGCGTGCCGTAATCCTAAAAGGCCGGCAACAAGGCTGCTCAACTCTAGTTGGGGGAAGGTTTTATCATCAGGTTATACATCGTTATGGCGCACAGGCGTTTATCTTAACTCATGCCATGGATGCAACCCAGAACTTGTATAAGATGGCGCAGCGCTACTACGAAAACACACCGGCCCTGATTAAACCAGAAGTTACCACATCTAACGCCAAAGAATTAATATTTGGTAAGTTAGACAGCGGTTATAAGCTAGGAACCGCGGAAAACCAAGCAACAGGACGCTCATCGACCATTCAGTTATTGCATGGCTCTGAGGTAGCATTCTGGGCGCACGCCAGTGAACACGCAAAAGGAATTTTTCAGGCCGTACCCAATGCCGCAAACACTGAAATTATATTAGAATCTACAGCTAATGGAGTAGGAAATTTTTTCCATCAGATGTGGCAAAAAGCTGAAGCAGGGGAATCTGAATTTATAGCCATATTTGTTCCGTGGTACTGGCAAGATGAGTATGTACTAACACCCAAAGAAGACTTTATACCAACGCCTGAAGAAGAAGACTTAGTCCAGCAATACGGCTTAACGCTTGAACAATTAGCGTGGAGACGAAATAAAATAACCGAATTTAGTGTTAATGGAGTCGATGGTGAGCGTTCCTTTATGCAAGAATACCCCTGCAATAGTGCTGAAGCATTTCAGTTGTCTGGTGAAGATACGTTTATTGATACAGAGCTGGTCATGCGCGCACGCAAATCTACTTACGATGATATGGTTGGCCCTTTACTCATCGGGGTTGACCCAGCTCGCTTTGGTTCTGACCGCACGGCTATTATCAGAAGGCGTGGACGCGTTGCTTATAACCTACAAACTTATATTAAAAAAGACACCATGGAAATCACCGGCTTGGTCAACAAAATAATCCAAGAGGAAAAGCCCGCTAGAGTGTTTGTAGACGTTGGTGGCCTAGGAGCAGGTATTGTTGACCGGTTAAAAGAATTAGGTCATGATGAAATTGTCGTGGCCGTTAATGCCGGTAGTACACCACTAGACCAGTACAAATACAATAATAAGCGAGCTGAAATGTGGGCTGAACTCAAAGCATGGTTAAGCGACGAACCAGTTAAGGTACCAGATAACGATGAACTTCACAGTGATTTGTGCGGAACAAGATATCGCATTGACAGTAACTCCCGCCTTGTTATGGAAAAAAAAGAAGACATGAAAAAACGTGGTGTGCGTTCTAGCGACTGCGCAGACTCTTTATGCTTGACATTTGCACAACCTGTTAGTGCAATTATAAATCATTCACAAAGTAAACAAATTGCTGGTACAATCCTAAGAACACAAATGGCACAAATCGAAGCACGAGGGATAATCTATGGCTCAAGTGAATAAGGCGGCTAGTGATAGTCTAGCTCGTATCAAGGACGATATTAGTGACGCTTACAAGTACTTTGAAAAGAACTACAAGCGCTACCATGAGTTCCGTAAGTATATATTTAAAGAATCTATCAACGAACAAAAGCGTTCGGCTATGATACAGCTACAGCGCCCGGTGCTTGAATTTAACATACTTGAGGCATACATTTCGCGACTACTAGGTGAGTTTTCGCAACAAGAACCAAGCATCATAGTGTCGCCCGCTGAAGGTGTGCCTGTTAATCCAGATGTGCTACAGATTGTAGAAGACCATATTAGACACGTATTGACCACGGCAAACAAAGATAGCTTTAGTTATAACATCTACAAAGACTGTTTAGCTGGTGGTTACAGTGTTGCTAAGGTATGGACTGATTACTCTAGCCCAATGAGCTTTCACCAACAGATTTATTTATCACGTGTATTTGACCCAACGCTATGCGGCTTTGACCCGGCAGCACGTGCGCCACACAAAGGCGATGGTCATTACTGTTTTGAATTATTCCCGATGACCAAAAAAGATTTCGAACGCGATTATCCAGAAGTTGATATTAGCGGGCTAAACTTTATACGAGACATGGAAGGGTTTAATTGGTCATATGCAAACGTTGATGACTCTAAGGTAGTGCTTGTGTGCGATTACTTTGAAAAGAAAAAGTTTCGTAAGCGCATAGTGCAATTAGCTGATGGCCGAGTCATGACAGTTAAAGACTACGAAAACATGGCGGCACATTGGCAAGAGATGGGGTATATAGAACAATTGCCAGTGATTATTGGCAAGCCTCGATATACGATGTTAGAAAAGATTTGTCGTTACAGGTTAATTGAGAACCAAGTACTAGAGTACGAGGAAACCGATTATACCTATCTGCCATACATATTCTTTGACGGCAACTCAATTATTTTAACCGAAGGCACATCTAATAATACATTCCAGATGACAAGGCCGTATGTTTATCATGCAAAAGGCATTCAGGACTTAAAAAACTTTGCTGGTATTAGTTTGGCTAACTTCTTGGAAAACCAGATACAGCACAAGTTTATTGTTAAACGTGAAGCTATTCCTAAAGAAAAAGATTATGTAGAGGCGTTAAACAACATACAACGAGCAAATACAGTTGTTGTTAACGCATACGCTGAGAATGACCCCAATAAACAGATACCTGACCCAATTAGAGAAGTGGTAAACGTAGGTGCGCCCCCTGAAATCATGGGTGCATTTCAAGTAACAGACCCGACTACCCAAACTATCTTGGGTTCATATGCGTCAAATGTTGGTAAAGATGAGACTAGAATATCAGGTAAAGCGGTCATAGAATCAGCTACACAGGGCAATGCGGCAGCTATGCCGTACATTGTAGGATTCCTACAAGGATTAACCCAAGTTGCAAACGTGATTGTAGATTTAATACCTAAGTATTTGATTGGTAAACGCACTATACCGCTTGTAGATAGCGCTGGCGAACAATACTATCAAGATGTTAACGCAGAAGGCCGCCCAGTATTAAATTACGGCGACAGGGCCTTAAAGGTAAACGTAGAGGCAGGCGTGTCCTTCCAAGTACAGAAAAACCGCGCATTAGAGCAGATTATTGCCTTGATGAACGCGTCACCACAATTCGGTCAGTTTATGAATAGCCCACAAGGACTCAAGATTTTAGTAGGAAACTTAACTATTTATGGCGCTGACCGATTACAACAAGCCATTGAACCTTATTTACAAGAGCAAGCACAGCAACAACAACAGATGATGCAAATGCAGCAAGAAGCGGCTCAAAACAATCCACAAATGATTAGGGCGCAAGCAGAACTAATGAAAGTGCAAACACAGGCACAACAGCACCAAATCGAAAACCAATTTGAAATTGCACGCTTAAGTACTGAAAAAGAACTTGCTGACGCCAAGATATTAGAAGCGGAAGCCAAAGTATCACAAGCTCAAATAGATAGCGCTGTACGTCTTGAAGAAGCGCAGACCAGTTTAGAGGTACATGCCCTTGAGAGTGCGGCTAAAATGGCTGAAGTAAGACAGCGTGAGCAAGCTCATGGCATGAAAATGCAGCAGGGCCTAAAAGATTTAAGTACGACTGGAGAATAGCATGCAGGCGTTATTAAATAAAATACTTCAAGGCATGTACGGATATGGCGCAAACCCCACTGCGCCAGAAAGAGGTTTTCCCGGCATGATAAAACCCGGCAACATTGATATTTACAATCGACCTTTGGTTAAAAATCCCAAAGGCGGCATTAGTACTGTTTATTCTATGGGCGTTAACTTGGATGGCAATGAATATTTAATACCACGGATAACCGATGACGGTAAAATATTGTCTGAAAAAGAAGCTGTAGAGCATTTTAAAAGAACCGGAAAACATTTTGGCATATTTGAAAGCCCCGAAGCATCTACAGCGCACGCTAAGTACCTCCACAATCAACAAAAGTCTTTTTATAATTTATAAGGATATAAAATGAGTAAATATAAAATTACAGAGCATCATATTACCCAACAAGGTGGTATTGAGAAATTAAAGCGTGATGGTTATAGTAGAAGTGAAATTATGCAGAAAATGTATAAAGTCACCGAAGGTGCTAGCAAAGATGAGCGCACTAAAATTGTATCTGAACTATTCAATAAGGGTTAATCATGAAATCAAAAAACAGCAAACATATGGACGTAGCACAAGACAAGAAACTTATTTCTAAAATGATTAAAAAATCTGAAAAGAAAGACGTTAAAGAGGACAAGTCTATGATGAAAAAAATGATGAAAGGAAAAAAATCATGCCGCTAAAACCCGGTAAAAGCCAAAAAACCATTTCATCTAATATTAAAACTGAAATTGCGGCCGGCAAACCAAAAAATCAGGCAATTGCAATTGCTTTGTCGAAAGCGGGTAAATCTAAGAAGAAAAAATAATTAAAAAGGAGTGAGTGTGTATTTTTATAATATTTGTATTTCCGATTGCTTTGATGCAATGATGCCAGTTTCACAATTTTTGTATGAATTTGGTTATTGTGAAAATTATGTAAATTTTTTTGCTAAGTGTTTAGCAATATTTGCCGAAAACGGTTGGGAACAAAATGATATCAGAGTATTCAAAGTCATTGGGTTTCCAATAAGCGTGCATGACGATGGAAGCTCCGTAACAGAATTAGCAGTAGTTTTAAAACAGAACAACAATGGAGAAACTTGGATTTTAAGCCAAATGAGAATGCCAGAATATTATGATAAATATGAAATCAAGGATTTTAAAAAAGAAGCAAATTATCATAAATGGCGAAGTATTTTGCATGCGCTTTTACCAGTAAAAAAAGAAAACTGGGAACGTAACTACGCATAAGAATTTATGAGTGCTTGACAAAAATTGCACTTATAGCAAATAATTAGGGTATTACGTCCCCAATAACGAAAAATTGGGCGAGCGATACAGCGTTAAGTATTGAGTCACGGTGACACCGAACATAGTCAAAGAGGGTTTTATGGAAGAAGTAGAAAATATTGTTGAACAAACCAATCCTGAAATTCAAAAGGAAGATGTCGCGCCTGATGATGAGATGCAAAGACCAATGTATAACAAAATACAATTGTCTGATGTCGTCAAAAGAGAAAGACAAAAGGCTTTTGAAAAAGGGAGACAGGAAGCCATGCAAGAATACATGCAGCAACAGCAGCAACAGCAGCAGGAACCACAACAGGCCTCAAGCCTAGGGGGAATGCAGCAGTTTTCACAAGCGGATATCGAGCGCATGATACAGGAGCAGGCTACACGAGCAACTCAAGAGCATATACAGCAACAATTAGCTGAAATGAAACAACAGCAAATGGTTAATAGTTTTGTTCAAAAGATGCAAGTGGCTGAACAACAATATCCGGGGTTGGAAGAAGAGCTAAACCAATTAAATTATAATGACCCACGTATTCATGCGTTTATTGGAATGGTAAATGATTTAGAGAATACCGGCGAAATAATGAAAGAGGTTTTGGATAATCCGTACAAATTGTCACAGATTTTATCGGACATCCAAGAGCAGCCATATTTAGCGCAAAAGAACTTGATGAAACTTTCAGCAAGTATCAAGCAAAATATGTCAGCTAAACAAGAAGAAGCTCAAGCTAAAGACCCATACTCACAATTAAAGCCCTCGACAAGTGCCGGAATGGATAACGGTAATATGTCGGTTGCTGATTTCAAAAAGATATTTAGGGGCTAACCGTCCGTTGTCCTTTCCGGTTGAAAGAGTTTTTTTAACCGGAGAGTGCAATTATGCCAGCTACACCAGTCAACGTACTTCAGATAGTACAAACTTACCAAAAAGCAGAACTTGCTTGGCTGCAAAACAGCTTTGTAGGTATTTCCCTAGCTAACAAGAAGTTTAAAGACTTTAATACCACAGCGCCATCTAACTTAGGTGATACTGTAACTTTCGATACCACTCCAAGATTCATTTCTTATCCCGGATTGGTAATTACACAACAACCATCTGTTCAACGTGTACAAAGCTTAATTTGCTCTCAAGCAGCTAACGTATCTCAAGGATTTACTGACCAACAGTTCATCTTTAACGTGCGTGAGTACATGGATAGATTTGGTATGGCTGCTATTAAAGAGCTAGGTACTGTAGTGGAATCTGACATTCTTAAAAACTTTGTTTCAGGTGTTACAGTCAATGACCCGCAAAACCCAAATCTTGGCGTAACCCAGTACAAATCTGGCCCATTCCGTTTCTACGGTGATGGTATTACCCCAATTAACAGCTTCACCCAATTGGCTCAATCTGTAGCTAACTTTGAAGATTTTGGTGCTGCTACCCACAAAATGACTGCGATTTTACCAGTTGCAAACATTCCTGCAATTGTTGGAAGCGGTTTGAACCAATTCGCCATGGACAGAAACAATGACTTAGCTAATAGCTGGATGTTAGGTCGTTTCGCTAATGCTGATTGGCATGAGTCTAACTTATTACCAGTTCACGTATCTGGTAGCATTGCTGAAGCTGCTGCTCCTGCTAATGTAATGACTGTTGTGTCTGTAAATGACCCAACCGGCCAAAACATTATAAGCATTATCTTTAGCGTAGACCCTTCTGTTGGTAACGATGCTAACGCTGTTAAAGCTGGTGACTTGTTCCAATTTAATGATGGCGTATCTGGTTTACCTAATTTACGCTTCTTGACCTTTATTGGGCATCAACCATGTCAACAACCAGTGCAGTTCCGTGCTATTGCTGACGCAGCAAGCTCTGGTAACAGCATTACAGTACAGTTACAAACCATTAATGATGTTGGTTTAGTATCTGCTGGCAACCAAAACCAGAACTTGAACACCGCTATTCAAGCAGGCATGACTGTTACTCCAGTGCCTTCTCATAGAGCGGGTATCTTAATGTCTGGCGACCAATTCTACTTAGCTATGCCTAAGTTGCCAGATGAGTCTCCATTCACCACTGTAACCACTGTTGACCCTGATTCAGGCGCAAGCATCAGACATTACTTTGGTAGCCAGTTTGGTTTGAACAACCGTGCTTATGTCCGTGATGTTATCTACGGAAGCTGCTTGGTTGCTGAGAACTCAATGAGATACTGTTTCCCACTATAAGCGTATGGCGGTGTAAACCGCCTTATTCAATTACATGAGGATAAAATCATGACTGTATACAAATCATTCAATCAAGCTCTTTTCCCATACGCTTACGGCTTGGGATTAAGCAATAACGCAACTACTCCTAACACAAAGTTAGATGTTGCAGTTGGAAGTATTTTAGATTCTTCTAAAACCTTTCAAATTAACTTAAATTCAGATTTAACCATTGACGCAACTGTTCTTGGTGCAAACGGTATTGATGTCGGCTCTTTAGCTGCTAGCAAACTGTATAAAGTGTATTTAATCCAAGGCAGTTCTTCTGGCAACGTACCTGCTGGCTTAATTTCATTGTTAGATGCTCCATACTTACCTTATGGCTATGATACATACGCTTTAATTGGTTATGTTGCAACTGGCGCAGGCTCTACATTCTTAAAAGGTTACTGGACTGACGACAAGTCAAGCTGGCGCACCTTTATGTATGATGCTCCACAAGCTACCGCGGTTACTGCTGGTAACGCCACCAGTTACACTGCAATTGACTTAAGTGCTTTTGTTCCTGCTGTAGCAAATACACCAGTATTTGTTGATTCAGCATTAACACCTAGTGCTGCAAGCCAAACATTGAAATTACAACCAGCTGCTGGCACAGGTGATGCTGTTACTGTTACTGGACAAGTTAACGCTGTAATCGTATCTAGCCAAAGCTTGGTAGTTTCAACATTAGCTTCTGGTTTACCAAAAGTTAATTACAAAGTAAGCAACGCTGGCGCTGCTGCTGCAATTAACGTTGGCGGTTATCAGTTTGCAATCTAATAAACGGAGGGGTAAAACCCTCTCTATAATTTAAAGGAAAGGTTATGAAATACACGCAATTTGGTCAAATTCCATCACAATATATAAATGGTTTGCGTATACGAAATTCCGTTGTATTGCCATTAACCCGACTTAGAGTGGGTTCTGGAAGCATGCTAAGTTCAAACGGCGATTTTCAGATGATTAGCAATGATGATATGTCTTGCGATATTGATAAACAAGGGGCAGGTGGTGTAGATGCGGGAACAATAATACCAAATAGAGTTTATGGGGTATATTTTATTACAGATTCCCGAAATCAATATCCACCTTCTATAATTTTATCTTTGTCTTATGGGCAAGCGGTATTACCACCTTCAATGCCTTATGGCTATGATGCTTACGGTTTTATAGGTTGTGTAACAATTAACTCAGCAAGTGAAATTGAACCGGGGGTATGGCTCGGACTTAATTCATTCAACAGATGTTTTATTTATAATAATCCAATAAAAATATTAAATGCAGGAACTGATACAAATTATACTTTTGCAGGAATGTTAAATTGTGTTCCTACATTTGCTTTTCAAAAAGTAAACTTAAATGTAGATTTTAATGCAAACGCTGCTGCTGATACAGTTAATTTAAAATATGATTTATCAGCTAGCGCTCAAGCAATTATTACCGCACCCGTTGCCGGCAGTATTGCTCATACAACAACCTCGGAAACAATATTAACTAGATTTACAATAAATGGCCCCGGAATTGATTATAAAGTATCGGATGGTTCTGTTGACTTATATGTTACCGGGTATGAATTGTTTCTTTATAGGGGATAGATATTATGGCTTATACAGCTAGGATGTTGATTACAAGAGCATATTATCTGTCTCAGATAGTTAGCAGACAATTGCAAACAGTTTCAGGAGAACAAATCGATGATGGTTTGTTTCTCCTAAACTCACTTTTGCAATTCAAAAGCACCGACCTAAGAGAAATACCTTACTTTAAACGTGACCAGTTAACATTAACTGCTGGCGTTGATGAGTACTTTATCGAAAGACTAATTTATGTAGACGCAATGACCTATAACATAGGCTCTGTGCGCTATCCAATGGCGGAGCTTACACGTAAGCAGTTTTTCGATACAGCGCGTATTGATAACATACAATCCCTGCCTTTTTCTTATCGTGTTGAGCGTGAGAAGGGTGGCTCTAGGATTTATTTATATTTTGCCCCACAAGGAAACTATGTATTGAAGTTAAGCGGCAAGTTTGGCTTAACAGATGTAACTTTAGACACAGATTTAAGTTTAGAGTATGACGCCTTTTACATTGAGTTTTTGCGCTATCAGTTAGCACAATATATTTGTTCTGATTATGGCGCAACCTTACCCGATGAAACTAAAATGAAATTGCGCTCTATGGAAGATATAATACTAGATGTAAGTCCTGCTGATTTGTCGCAACAAAAGCTTACGTTCTTCTCAGGGCAATCACCATGGGACTGGCAAGCTATAAACCTGAGCAAGGGCTATTTCCCCTTCTAATTTGTATTATAGTTGGTTAGCCAAAATGTTTTTTAAATTTAAGAGGGTATTATGCCAGCACCAAATGCCGTACAACAAATTCAAGAAGTACCCCTTAAAATTGTTGGGGGCAACAAGTTTGGCCGTTACCCAAAAATAAGTGATGAGGAAACAATAAACTTTATTGTTTCAGATGATTTCTTGGTGCCATACGCAGGATACGGCTTAGCCGGGACAACCACCAGTACATTAATGGGTAGAGGTAATTTTTCTAGTTTTACCGGTCAGTTCATGCTTAATGTGATAGGCAATAAAATTTATAAAGCCGAATACAACTCTGTACTGCAAAATCTTATTGTTACAGAAATACCTAATGCAACACTTAGCACAACTAGTGGCGATGTATACTTAGCTGAAAACAATAATAGGCAAATTGCTATAGTTGACGGTGTAAATTTATATGTTTACGACTATGGTAGTACTCCGGGATTTTATTCTACTGGCGCTACAGGCGCTTCACAGATAAGCTGGAATTTTACGGTATTCCCTAATCCAAGCTATGTGGCATTTCAAAATGGCAGATTTATTGTTACTTGTAACTCTACTCAGTACTGGGTTTTATCAAAGTTAAATCAGGCATTAGACCAAGCCGGCCCTGTGTATGCGTGGCCACAAAATAACTCTTCAGCGTATGCTTCTCAAGTAGGCGTTATTAGCTCTAAGCCTTGCAAGATTAGGGCGGCGGTTCCTGTTCCGGGCGGTGGTAACAATTTATTGGTCTTAGGTAGCAATGTGTCTGAGTCATGGCAGGATGTCGGTTATGCAACCTTTCCATACCAAAGAAATAGTACGTTTAACGTAGACTTTGGTTGCTTAAATCCATCAAGCATAGCAGCCCTTGATAACTACATTGTATTTTTAGCTGTAAACGAACAAGCAGGGCCTTTTATTATTGTTATACAGGGCGGTAATGCGCAGCGTATATCGACTGATGGTATTGACTATAAGCTTTCACAGTTAAAAAACCCTGAAAACTGCACAGGCTTTTTGTTTAGGCAAGATGGCCATTTGATTTATCAGTTTACTTTTATTGAAGACAATTTAAGTTTTGCGTATGACTTTAATACCGGCTTATTTTTTACTGTAACCGATGACAATTTGAATTATCATCCTGCGCGTCAAGTCGTGTTCTTTAACAATGAATACTACTTTGTAAGTATTAACGACCCGAACATCTATAGATTTGGCACGCAGTATACATGCGCACAATATGGGTTTCCTAATGATGTTGCATCATATAGAGAGCTGCCACGAATACGTATAACACCACCAGTAAGACTGCCCACACAAAGATATTTTATTGCAAAGAGCTTAGGATTTACCATTGAGAATGGCCAGCAAAATGACATGCAGGTTATACCTTTGCAACCTTATATTTATAATATTATACAAACTGAAGCTTTAGTTGACATAACGACAGAAAATGGCCAGGGTATAGGCACGGAGCTGCCGCCTGTACCCAGCGGCTATGAAACTTTTTACAGCGAAGCTGTTGACCTATCTATATCAAGAGATGGCGGGGAAACATTTGGCAGCAGATGGCGTTTGAACATGAACAAAACCGGTAAACGCAAATCACGTTTTATTTGGCAACGTTTAGGAATAGTTAATGACGCTACATTCCAATTACAGTTTTCCGGGTTTGGTAGGTTTGTGGCAACAGATGGTGTATTGGAGATTTATCAATGAGCAGCAACAGGGACGAGGTAAGAATACCTAATTTACCAATCGGGCATATTGTAGATGACAAAGGCTATCCTACAGATGACGAGCTAACGTTTAGACAGGTATTGGTGACTAACTTGCAAAAATTTGTTGGCAATAACGGTTTAGTTATGCCTACGGTTAACAATACAGAAATGCTGCAAATACAAAATAATACAGATATAAATCAACAAAAAACCTGCGCATTTGGTACATTATTATATAACAAGGACACCAATAAAATTATGGCAGCCGTAGATGACGGCACCGGCAACCCAATATTTGTAGTTGTTGTTTAACATAAGGAACAAACATGGCAAGCAATATGAATGAAAACCAATTTAACCAATTATTGTCCATGCTTGGGTATGGCGCAGGCGCTGCTGGCATAGGCGGTGGTTTGTACAATTTATTTAGCAAACCTGCTGACATTTCTGGCGCAGCTAACCAGTACTTAAATCAAATTCCCGGAGCTATGCAACCATACTACCAACCCTATATGCAAGCCGGACAACAGGCTCTTGGGCAACTACAAAACCAATTTGGCCAATTAACCAATCAGACAGGCGATGTATACAATCGTTTAGCTGGTGGCTACAAAGAGTCACCCGGTTACAAAAGAGCGCTTAGCGAGGCTCTGGGGGCCGCTGGCGGGGCTGCTGCTGCTGGAGGCATGTTAGGCACAGGTCAATCACAGTTACAGGCGCAAGATGTAGCTGAAAGCATGAGCAACCGCGATTTTGGTGACTACATGGGTCGCATGATGGGATTGTATGGCACAGGCCTATCCGGATTAAGT